AGACTTAAATGTTGAATACAACAAACGAAGAACTCAAGAGCTTAATATCCTTAACTCTTCACAGAACTCAGGTTTCTGGATTGAACAGGGAGCTTTAACTAAAGATGAACTCGCTCACTTAAAGACACATGGTAGTTCACCTGGATTCGTTGGTATTCATAAAAGAGGTTCTGCAGTACCTACTCGTATTCAACCAATGGCACTATCTCAAGGACATGCACAACTTGCTGTAGAGAATGCACAAGACTTAAAGGAAGCTAGTTCAGTAAATCCAGACTTACTTGCTAATGACAGTAAATCACAGTCAGGTCGAGCTAAGTTACTACAACAACGTCAAGGGCTTACAATGGCTCAAGAGATGTTGGATAACTATGCTATTACTAGAGCTCAACTTGGTAGATACATTATAAGTCAATTATCTGAAATAATGACAGTTAAGTCAGCTATGAGAATACTTGGTAGTGCATTTATTGCTGAAAACTTTAAAACACCGGTTAATGTAATATTAGAACGAGCATTAGTTAAAACACAACAAGGTGCTGAACTTACAGACCTTGAAAAAGATACAATGTTGCAATATAGTGATGTTCCACCAGATCAACCAATAATGAACGAAGATGGTTCACTTGTAACTGTTACAGACACTGATACAGCAGAACAAGTAGTTGAATTAGTATTAACAAATACAGAGTTGGGTAAATACGATGTGGCAGTAAGTGATGGTGTCTTTGCTGAGACAATAGCATCTGCTAACTTCTTAGATTTAAAAGAACTAGCACAGCAAGGAGTTCCAATACCTCCACAATTATTAATAGAATCATCAATGTTGCCTGATGCAGATAAACAGAAAGCAATACAAATGTTAGCTGCTCAAGCTCAGGCACAAGCTTCTCAAATTAAACAATAGGAGAAAAGAATGAGTGAACTAAGTGATTATTCCTTGAACTGTGATTATCTCAGGGAAAAGTTTGACCTAGACCCAAGTGCAAGTTTGTACAGCATGATTAATAAAGCAGTAGATTTCATTAAAGACCTTGATGATAAAGCAGAACTAAAATTACTTAAAGAACAAGTAAAGTTAACAGAAGAACCATCTCAAAAGGAGAAAGAACAATGTCAGAAGAAAACACCATTGAAATCAGTGAAGAGCAAGAAGTTGAAACGAAAGAGTTCTCAACCGAAGGGTTAATACCAGAAGAATTAGAAATGGCTAAAGAACTTGGGTTGACTAAGGAGGAAGAAGATGGCGAACAGTCAAGCGATACCACAGATGGTGAAGACAGTGATAGTAAAGACAGCAATGAAGACGTTAAAGAAGAAGAAGAGAAAGAAGAAGTAATACTTGACCCATCTAGTGTTGAAGAGATGGATGAAGTTATGGAGAAAGACGAGAAGAAGTTTCATAAAGTCTTTACTTCTAATGCAAAGGCATTATACTTTAAGATGAAAGCAGGGAAAGCTAAAGCTAAAACCCTCCTTGCTGAAATAGAAACCCTTAAGAAAGATATAGATCCCTCGGCTAAGGCTAGTGGGAAAAAGTTAGAGAAGATTACTGCATTGTTGGAGAGTGGTGAAGACCTAACTGTAGACCAATTAAAGTTAATTATCGACCAAAAGGTTGAAGTAGAAGAAGATAGCAAACCTATTACTCAGGCAGCGTTAAAAGAGAAGGTTGCTGTAAAGACCCAGTTTATTAGTCAGATTGGTAAAGCAAAGTATGATAACTTTGAACAACTAGCACAACTTGCAGACGAAGTTGTTAAAGCTGATACAAGTGGTGTTTACGAAGCGAAGATAGGTGACGCTTTCCTTAATGATGCAATAGATGAAACATCAGCAGTTGATATTATTATCAAGATTGCAAAGCTTAATGATAAGTATGCAGATACAGTAAGTTCTGGTAAAACAGAAGAGAAGGTAGCAGACAATAAGGTCATTAAGAACCTTAAGAAGAAACCAAGTAGTGCTTCAATTGGTGGTTCCGGTAAAAGGATAGTTAGTGAAGCTGAGTTAACAATAGCTCAAGCTAGTAAGCTAACACCTAACCAATTCGCCAAGTTAAGTGAACAAACACAAGAACGATTATTGATGGGAATTGACCCATAAACATAAGGAGTTTAAAGATGGCTAATACAGTAAGCATTAATGCTTTAAGACCAGAATTATGGCAAAAAAAGTTATTCAAGAATGTTATGGATGACAACTTTTTCTCAAGATTCACTGGTGAAAGCGAAAACAACATCATACAGTCTCTTCCTGATTTGAAGAAATCAAAAGGTGATACAGTAACAGTTCCTTTAACAGCTAGACTTAGTGGTAATGGAGTTATTGGTGATGCAGAAAAAGAAGGACAAGAAGAAGCAATTAACGCATATAGTGACGCAGTTGCTATTAACTCATGGTCAACACAGGTACGTTTGACAGGTGAATTAGACGAGCAAAAGAACGCTTATAACATGCGAAATGATGCACAGAATAAATTAAGTATCCATCTTAAAGAGTTTGTTGAAAGACAAAACTTCTTGAAGTTGGCTGGTGTTAACAATGTTCTTTTAACTGATGTTGCTGGTAATGTTATTGGTACTAACTATGACTGGAGCAACACTGCTGCTTACGTTCCAGATGATGATACAGCTGCTGGTTATGGTGATAGATACTTAGGTGCTGATTATACTAATGGAGCTACTTCATTAGCTGCTACTGACTTACTTACTCCTGAATTAATTTCAAGAGCAAAGTATAAAGCTATGCAGAAACAAGCAAACGGTATGCCTAAAGTTAATCCTTTAAGGATTGATGGTAGAGAACATTATGTAATGTTTATTCACCCTTGGCAAGCATTTGACCTTAAGAACAATGCTACATATGCACAAGCACAGAGAGAAGCACAATTGAGAGGGTCAAACAACCCTATCTTCTCTGGAGCATTGGGTATGTGGGATGGTGTTATTCTTTACGAACATGAATATGTACCTTTCTTGGATGTATCTGTTGCTGGTCACTCTTTTAGAGGAGAAGCAGTTGGTACAAACTTTGCAGTTGATGCTTTCCGTGCTATCCTTTGTGGACAGCAAGCTGGTATCGTTGCACAGACAAGTAAGTCTATGAAGATGGTAGAGAAGTTGTTCAACTATGATTCACAAGTTGGATATTCAACTACGTTCATGGGTGGTATTCAAAAGACTACGTTTAACAGTCTTGATTATGGAGTTGTTGCAGTTGATACAGCAGCTACAGCGTTAGTTTAAATTAAGTAATTAATGGGGTTGGGCTTCGGCTCAACCTCTAAAATAAGGAGATTCAAATGGGTGCTATTACAGGTACAGTTGCAAAATTAACAGAGTTTGGTGGAGAATATAAGATTCTTTCTCTAACAGCTACAGTTGCTGCAGCTTCAGATACAATAACACTAACACTTGCAGATCATGGTATTAGTGAGATTGCAGCAATCGTAGGTTTAGTAATCACTGGTGGACAAGATGCTGCTTTTACGGCTGCTTCAGCTTCATATAGTGGGTTAGTTATAACTGTAGTTTCAGTTGAGGAAGATGGAACTGCTGCTACTGATTTCACAGGAACAACTATTGCAGTAACAGTTTTAGGTAAATAATAAACACAACTCGGGGGTAGGCTTAAAAACCTTACCCCTAGGTTTTAAAGGGAGAATAAGATGGCTTTAACAGGTGGAGCTTACGTATCAACTTATGCGGTGACAGATACAGTTAACGCTGGTACTGACTTTACTATCGCAGCAAATGAGAATCTTGCTATTGATAATAGAGGGTATCAACAAGGTGCAATTTATACTGTACTAAATGATTTAATTACAAAATGGAATTTATGTATGACAGCTATTGAAGCTGATGGTGCTACCACAACTACTTATACACCAGCCCAAGCTTTAACTACATTAGTTGCTAGAGGTGGCATTGAAGATAAAGGTAGAAATATGGTTGAGATGTTAGCTGCTCTTACTGAGATAGCTACTAACTTAGCTGCAGTAGTTGATTTACTAGATGCTGATGGTGGAGTTACTTTAACGACTTATAATGCAGTTGCTTTAGCTGCTGGTAATCCAGGTGCTGAACAGTTAGCATTAGACCCAACATGTACAACAGCACTTCCGCATTCTGAGATTGTAAGATTCATGGAAGATGCAATAGATAAATGGAACGCAATATTAGCCAATATGGATATTGATAACGCTTAAAGGAGAGTAATATGAAAAAGATTTTAATAGCAGTATTCTTCTTAGGGCTTGTCTGTTCATTAGCTATTGCTGCTAGTCCTACAGTTGAAGAAGGTAACAGAGTAATATTTAAAGTAGCAGATCAAGAAACAGATTCATCTTAGGCTATTAGTTCGGTAACATGGATTTCAGGAGCAGGTACAACTGAAATAGGTGCAACACATGGTGTTTTGTTAGAAGACGGTTCTGGAGCTGAGTTGATTAGTTGTGAAGCTACTGCACTTACTGACAACTGTTCATTTGTATTTCCTATGCCATTAGTTGTTTCAGGATTAAAAGCAGAAGATTTAGATGCTGGAGTATTAACAGTAACTGGTAACAGAAGATAATTTATATATACCCAAAATGGAGGTTTCAAGATGAAGGAAGTAATAAAGAATATTCAAGAGCTATATACTCTATTGGAAAGCACAATAGATTCATATGAAAAGAAGTCTTTAAGATTAGATGTCAGTAAGAAGGAAGTTGAAGATAAAGATAACATGTTAGCTGCTAAGTCTAAAAACTTATCTGCTATGGAACGTATCTATAAGAAGTATGAGGATTTTGATAAGGAAAAGTCTAGTTTTGAAGAGGTTAAGAAAGATGTTGAGAAAAGAGTTAAGTTAGCTGAAGTTAGAGAGAAGAATGATAGCGAAACTCTTAAACAGATAGAGAAAGAACGAGCCGAGTTAGACATCAAGAAGATTGCTCTCAATAAACAAGGTAGTCTAATTAAAGAAAAAGAACTTAACTTTGATAAGAAAAAAGCTGACCTACAGAGTTTAATCAGTGGTAACGCTATTAAGGACATGTTGAAATAATGAGTGATACCTTAGAAAGACCAGATGGTTTCGCTGATAACCTTGATGGAGTCAATGGCTTAGTTACTGCTTCTGCTTTGTATGGCAGAGTTGACAATGACACTTTAGCTCCAGTTAAAGTAGATGGTTCTACCCAAGATATTCAGATGATAGAACATGAACATACAGATAAAAATTAGGAGATACAATGACAGGTGCAAATTTCTATGCATACATATTAAGAACATTTAAACGAACTGACAAGAGTACTGAAGCTTATGAAGCTATGAGTGATGTTATTGCTGATATACAGTATGATACTGAGCTTGAAGCTGTTAAGGAAGAAGCTTATAGTGTTGGCATAACTACTCTTGGTGAATATAAGATGGGGTTACCTACTGACTTCCAGAACCTGATAGGATCTATTACTGCTATTGAGCCTAACGATAACAATTCTATTACTCTAAATAAGGTCAGTAAAGAAGAATATGACGTTAAATACCCTGATAGATTGTTTAGTGCTTATGCAGATATGTACAGTGGAGAACCTAGAGATTTCTGTATATACGCAGGTCAGGTTTATATAGGTCCAGTTCCTGATGATGTTGATTATAAGTATCAGATGAACTACTCTACTGACATAGTTACAGAGATTTCAAGTGCTACAACTACTGTTCCGTTCACTACAAACTATAAAGAGAGAAATGTAACAAGAGCTGGTGTCTTAGCTGAATTGTTCAGAGGTGTTGAGAACTACGAAGAAGCAAACTATTGGGATGCTAAGTATCAGCAAGGTAAAGCAACTATGGTTGTTAAAGACGATAGAAATATAGAAGATAATGGTAACCTAACATATAGGAGTGTGTAATGACTATACCAACAGTAGCAGACCTTAATGAAGATTCACCGGCTGGAAGCGATAATATTAATCAAGGTGATAATAGAATTAGAGAATATAAGACTCAAAATAGAGAGATATTAGAAGTAGAGCATGATTATCCAACTTCTGGAAACAGTGCTACTGCAGGTCAACATAAGCAGGTTACTTTACAGGAACAAGCTGACTTAGGTACAGGAGCTGCTGATGCCACAATTCTAGGTTCTCAGACAATCGCTGGTAAGGGTGAACTTGTTTATACTGACGAAGATGACAATGATATACAATTAACTAAGTCTGGTGTTGCTTACCCTAGTCAAAGTACAGTTTTAGCTGATTGGGCTACTATTATGGCTTTAGTATATCCAGTTGGTTCACAGTATGTCAACTATACAGTTGCTACTAACCCTGAGACATTACTTGGAATAGGTACATGGGTTGCTGTAACTGAGAAAGTAACTGTTGGTATTGGTGGAGCTGGAATATTTAGCACATTAACTACTGGTGGTGCGAAGACTGTTGACTTATCGCATGACCATACAGGTACTACAGGCACTAAAGCTCAAACAAGTACAACTAGTGAAGCTGGTGGAACAGGATTTACAAACGCACATAATCATACAATTTCAAGTGATGGAAGCGAAGCACAATCAATAGTACAGGAATTTAGAACAGCTTACGTTTGGGAACGAACAGTTTAAGGAGTTTTTTAATGGCTAGAACTAATAAAAAAAAAGCAGCACTGTTATTTATAGACGGAATAGACGTTTCTTCTCCTGGAGAATATATCGATGCAAGTTCAGTTACTAATAGTGTTAACTTTGATTTAGATAGAAAGTTGATAGTAAAGAGAACTGGAACTACACAACTTGGTGATGTTATTGGTGGTACTGGTGTTGAGATAATGAATGGTACCGAGTTTAACCGAGAGGGAACTTTATACAATGTTCGTATAGGTCTTGATAAGATTGAAAGATATAATGTAGGTACAAGTGCTTGGGTTGATGTTACCGGAACAGATCTAAATGGAACTACTGCTGATTTAGTTAGTATAGCTACTCCTTTACTTTCTGGTAAAAGAATACTTACTTTTACTAACAACGTAGATGTTATTCGTAAGTGGACAGCTACAGATAATACTGAAGCTCTTGGTGGAACACCTCCTGTTGCTAAGTTCGTACAGGAATATAAAACATACTTAGTTGCTGCAAATGTTGGTGGTGGAACTGATATTTCTCAGAGAGTACAATGGTCAGATACAGCAGACCCTGAAAACTGGTCTACTGGCAACTCTGGTTCTGTTGATTTAATTGAAGATGGTGAAGATATAACAGGTATGGGATTATTTGGTGATTACTTATGTATTCATAAAGA